TAATATGAAATCATATTATAAATATTTTGTGCATTGTAAAAACATATAAACATAAACCCATACATCAACAAAATTGATCCATTCATCCATCCATCCCATCCCATCCCATCCCATCCCATCCCATCCATCATATGCTGCCTTATACCAACCAAGAAGCAAACGCAATGACCAAATCCAAATTCAAACATTTTGGGTCAAATGTTTATGGAGGAACGATATCATTTGCACATCATTTCATGCACTCTGTCATTGTTTCGGCTAAACTGTTGCTGGCATCCATTGCAGCATGCGCAAATGGCGTCATTCCGGGTGCATTCAGATACACGACTGCGAGCATTTGTTTATCCATCATAGAAGACGATCTGCAAAACAATCGCATGCCGCATCCAATTCGTCAAAAACAAAAACAATCTAGTTTGAACGATTTGGGGTTGAATGAATCGGGGGTGAATGAATCCGGATTGAATGATGCACTAGACGAAGACAAACTGCAATGAACCATCCATTCATTCAATGTCCACGTGCGTCAAGAAGTGACGACGGCAACACATTTTCTTCAGCTTAAGTTCGTCCATGACTTCTCCCTCGGGCGTTTTGTTGATGAACTCTTTGGTCAAATAAATCACTTTTTCGGTATCCATGCCACGAGCCATCTTTTTTTCCCGCACTTTACTGAGATAGTGTTCGTATTTGTTGGCGATGACGTTGCCGCATGTAAAGCATTTGACGGGGATGATCATTGTTCGATTCTAATTGTTGTATTATTGTATTATTTTTAAATCAATTTTTAAAGTAATCCCGTTATTCATTTTTTCTTCAGTGTTCTTTTCTTCTTTAGTGTTCGGGTTTTTCCACCACCTTTGCCCTTGTTTGCGTCCATGTGTGCTTGAACTCTCTTTTTCATTACATCTTTGTCGTACGGGGTTGGACTTGGCAGACCATGTCGATCGGCATAACCAATGAGTTCCTCTGTCGTCATTGCATAAGCACTTGTGAATCTTGGCGGAGCAAATGTGGCAGGCGCAGAACCTGTGAATGATGAGGCAAATGATGAGGCAAATGGAAACAATGAAGCGGCTTTGGAAGCAACCGCAGACGCAAATCTGGATGCATTTGTTTCTTGTGGAGGAGGAGGGGCAACTATTTGTTTGTATTTTTCTCTCATTTCATCGTGTGTAATTGTTCTTTTTTCAATGTATTTGATTCGCCCGACATGCATTCTCATTTCGCTACATTGCCTTCCCGTGTCAAATCCAAATGTCGGAATTCCTTTTGCATTCAAACTTCCAATCTGTTCATGCGTTATTGGCACAGATTCTGATGTTATGAATGGTTTAGAATTAAACTGTATTCTATAATCAGAGTTAATCTTATGCATCAATCCTTTCATGAATAATATTTCGTTTCGTTCACGATGTAGGGGGATTGCACGTTGCATTTTGTATGTTCCTGAAAAAAAATTAACCTTTAATTTTTTTGGTTCAACACATTTTATTTCACCAGATGCATACAATCCGTATTCCACTTTGTTTTCATCAATTCCGTTGGCTTGTGCAACATTGGCCAATTCAGTTGTCAGAGCCATGCGAAAAAATATATGATGATGTTTTGTGCCAAATTCAAAAATATTTTGTGCTTGGCATGCGTATAATTTTGGTGGAACGAGTTGAACATCTGCACCTGTGCCCGAATCCTTTGTGATAATGGATGCAAGGATGTATGTGTATAATGCACCTTTTTGAAATTGGCTGGGCGTTGGATTCACCAGCAATGGACTCACTTCCTCTATTATTTTCAAATGTGCTGGATTGTATGCGTCAATTGGAATGTAATAATATTTGCCATCCTGTCCTCGCATGCATTGCATTCCAACCTGAGAGCTTGGATTATTAATGCGTTTGCGTGTCAGGCTTCTTTTTATTATACTTCTGACTGGCACAGCACGACTTCGTGTGGGCAAAGGTTTAAACAAGTGAGAAAACGAAGATTCGTCGGTCCATGAACCATCGGAACCCACATCGTCTGAAGCCAACGCGGCTGGATCATGTAAAAACGGATTGGCATTGCCAGATGCGCCCACAGGTGGGAGTGATTTGTACAGTAATGAAGCAAACGGATTTGCAGCTGAAGCCATGATTGTAAAAAATACTATAATCTAAAGTCATATTATTTTTTATTTATTGGAATGTGGATACGTGTTAATTTTATTCATTCATGTGTCTTTCTCTTTAACAACCAACTGAATTTTGGGCTTCCTGCCCGGCTTTTTTTTCTCTGGTTCCGGATCAGGAACAGCAGGACCAGGAACAGCACCAGGAACAGCAGCAGTCGCCGGTTTGGTGGCTCTAGGCTTTGGCTTGGGTTTTGTCAAAGGAACGACAGGAGCAGCGACAGGAGCAGCGACAGGAGCAGCGACAGGCGCTTGGGTTTGAGCCACGGGTTGTGCATCAAGTTCCGCCTGTTCCTGTTCCAATGCCGCCATTTGTTTTTCGAACGCGGTGGACGTGCCCAACAGGCTCTTCACCACCAGTTCCGCGTTGTCAATGGACCGCACCTTCTTAAACACAAAGTAGCGATTGTAAAAGGAGATGCGGCGCTCGTAGTCGCGCATATCCGGCGCGTCCCCTAAATCAGATACACATGCCGGGTTCTGTTTTATGCGCGCCATCATCTGCGCATAGAGCTGCTCAAACATGCCGGTTCCGTCCGGCAGTCCCAGGTCCTTCAGCGCATCATCCCGCTCCACAACTTCGAACCCAAAATTCGACATCATGCGTTTCAAGTAGTTGAAATTGACCAAATACTCGCGGAACGTCTTGTTGATGGACTCCTGATACACGTCAATGGCGTATCCCACGCTCGTCTCGTCATCCGGGAACTCGGTTGCGGCATACGCTTTCGTCACTTGCCACACGCGTTTGCCATTGTGCATGACAGAGATGCCGTCCCCCATCTCATACGGCTTCAACGCGTCAAACATGGTTGCGCCATCATACGTGGTGCCGATGAAGTAGCCGCCCACCTCCGTGCACTCGCACACGTTGCGCAGAAAGTTGCACACGTTTGCGCGGGTTTCAAACATGTAGTGAATTGCGAACTGGCACGACGACACGTTGAACCCGTTTTCGGCTTTGCCGTATTCGCGATAGACGCCTTCGCCCAGCAGCGCCTTGTCCTTGGGCCCGTCCCCGAACACGGCTCTAACGACCTGCTTGTATTTTTCGCCGCTGATTCCGGCTCCGCTTTTGATGTTGAGCGCGCTATTGCCCTGCACAAACAGCGCCCCCGGCATGATGCTGAAGCGCTTGCAATAATCCAAGTAGCGCGCACACGCGCCGTCCAGCTGGTTCTGAATGTTGTCTTTCGATATATCGATGCCGAATACGAACGACAGGTTGGAGTGGATCCATTTCGGCAGGTCGCCGCCCTTGCCCACCGCAAAGTCAATCAGCGTGTTGCCGCGCTTGCTCGCGCCGCCAATCAACGCGCGCTTAACAACGAGGTTGTGGAAATCGCGCAGCCCGCGCGTGGTGGTGTCGCCGGATGCTGTGACGCGGTTGTAATACACGTCATCGTCGGCCAGCTCGTCCGGAATGTCTTTGCCCGTTGTCAACATCTTCTTTGTGATCGGGTTGTGAATAGTGTGCCAGTTGGAATTGGCGACGTGATAGGCATTGCCGTAATTTTTCTGACCACTGCGATACTCCGCCGTTTTGTCGGTGCGGACGCGGAGCGGAATCCAGCGAAAGCGCGGGTCAGCGGCGCCAACATTGTATGCGCACTCAATGATTGTGCCGTCTTCAATCACCTCGTTTTCCGTCGTCAGCATCATGCCGCGATTTCCCGCCGCATCTGCGCGAAGAATGACATTGCACACGTGCGCGCTCGGGTCATACGGATTCGTGGGATAAAATGGGGTTGGTTTGTATGAATCCTCGCCGTCATTCCTGGCTCCAGGTTTTTTGTGTGCCGGCAGCTTGCCTTGTATGACATCCTCGCACGGATTCAAATAGCCGTGCTTTTTTTCGTCAAACCCGACCCGCAGCGTGAGCGTCTTGTATTGAACCACCTGGTCCAGCTTGGCGGCGTTCATGCCGTCCGTGTAAATGCTCGACACCTTGGGCTGCCCGTTCGTGTCTCGGACCATCGTGGCCAGAAAGTCGATCGTGTTGGCTTCGGTCGGCTTCCATTTGAAGGAAAGTCCCCAGGTGGTTTTGGTTTTGGGTCCAGCCGTCTCGCCACCCGCTTCGCCTCCCACCGGCGCATCCGCTGGCGTGAAAATCATGCCATCGGTGTTGTATTCAAACGCAGCCGCGTCAATCTGCGACATGAGCGTGGCGCAGCACTGAAATATGCTTTGATCAGCCCCGGTGTACTTGAATTTCTTGTGTTCGATGCGCACCGGACACGTGGCTGCACCGCGCACGACAGAACGAACGTTCAGTTCATTTATCACGTTCACCAACAGCGGCAGCCTAAACTTGCTGATTGGCGCTTCGGCGGAGGGAGGCACGAAATGCAGTGCGCGCACGTCCTTGCCGGCGATGTAATACACGTCAAACGCGGCAAACAGGTTGATGAACCGGCCGTTCTTGTCGTGCAGGATGTGCTCGCCATCCAAAAGCGTGTAGAACAATTTGTCGTTGTCGGATTGCGCGCCGGTGAATTGAATTCGCATGTTCATGTCGATGAAGTAAATGCGTCCAGAAGGGCAAATGTAAAGCAGCTTGCGCGCGCCGTCGGCCTTGTCGGTGACCGTGTAATTGTTTCGCACATTGGGGACGGTGCAGTTTTCATTTATGGGCACTATGTTCTGAATCTGAAGCGTGTACGACGACGGCCCAACAAAATGCTTGGGAAGCAGTTTTACTGGGGGCTCGTTCTTGTCCTTTTCGCTGTGATGGGGTTCTTTTTCGGGATGCAACAAACGCATGTATTCCTGCGCGACGAGCGCCTGTTCAGCCGCACCCACCGGATAGTTGGTGCCTTGCAGTCCAGACATGACGGTCTTGATCGCGGAACGCAGCGCATCGGCCAGTTTTTTTGTCGTGTTGAACGCGGTTCCTTGCCCGACCGCATCATTCAGTACCTCAATCTCGATTTCATATTTGGGCTGGGATTCCACGACCTGCGATTCGGCAAACGTGTGCGTGGGAATCATGTGGTTGCTGCCGCCGTTGCCGGCGTAATCGCGACGAGATTCTTTGACAATGCTCATGTCCACCACGAATGGAAATGCAGGGTTGCGAAATGTGCTGCGACTGATGTAGCGAAACGTTTTTTTGCTGCTGCGCCAGGGTCCAACCACCGTTTTGGCACTGGAAGACGACTCCGCAAACTGTTTTTCCTTCTGCAGAGAGAGACGAAAATTGAAGTCGTCAAAATTGAGCGGAGGAATTATTTCTCCGGAGCTATTTTCGCACCCCGTTTTTTGAACGAACACGGGCATGACCTTGTCCAACGAATTGGTTCTGCAGTATAGTTGCACATTGTGCAACCCCCGGATTTCGGTGCGAATGTCCGACATGTTGGGTTTTCCGGTGTGTGGGTCTTGAATTTCGGAATTGATTTTGAGGGTGCATTCGTCCGTTTTTTCCATGACGAATCCGGACGACAGCAGGGATTTAATGACATTGTCAAAATCAATTTTGGTGGTGGACGCCACGTGTTTCAAATTGCGGGTTCCGAACCGCACCTCCAGCTCAAGCGTGCCGCCATCAGTTTGCAACACCCCGCCTAAATAGTGTTCAACCATTCGATCAAACAATTCGTGCGGTGGGGCTTGCTTTTGATGTTTCTGCATTGTGATTTGCGGAGTCCGATGATGTATATTAAGAGAGCATATTATTTAAATTCAATTTTATCACTTAATTCATTGAATTCAAACATCATGTGAATGCCTCGGCCTCGTCATAAAAAAAGTTGCCTTGATATTGCATCATATATTTCTTGTTTTTTCATTTTGGGTTTGATTTGGATTTTCAGTCGATGGCACATTTCGGTCAGGTCTGCCACTGTGTATGCGCTGATGGATTTGATTGGTTTATGCAAGTTTTCTATCCGATAATATGTTTTGCGAAATGATTCCAGTTGTGCCTCGGTTGCTTGGGTCATGCACACGCGTCTTGTTTTTTCCTCCTTTCGTTTTATCACGTATGTGGGCTTGTCCGAAACCGCATCGCTAATAAACTCGGCATACACATGATTGTACGGATTCACAAGGATTGCGTTGAGAGAATTCAAATGCACTAGCACCTGGAATGCATGTGGTGTAATGTGTGCAGTCATTATATCATTCTCAATTGTGGATGCGGTTATTTTGATTCCGGTTGCTTGTTTCAGCTCCCTCATGTGCTTTCTTAAAAGCAACACTTGGTCGCGTTTTGTGTCTTGCTCGGCGGTGTATCGGTTTGCCAATTGTTCGTATTTGAATGCGCCGTGCATCATGACATACAAACACCAAAACAGCACGTCTTGATGTGCTGGCGGCTGAAATGCGGTTTCATCTGGCTTTTGCAGTGGTGCTGGTGGTGCTGGTGGTGCTGGTGGTGCTGGCTTTTGCAGTGGTGCTGGTGGTGCTGGCTTTTGCAGTGGCGAAGGTTGCGACATGGTCGCAGTCGTGTCATACAGCATGAATTCGCGCAATTGATTCAGGGCATCATTTGCCTTGTGTCTGGGATGGTGCATTTGCATGAATGCATGGATGCATTGTTTTGTTGATGCGCGTTTAAATCATTTGCATGTAGTATTTTTCATACCAACACAATCATTGAATTCTAATTATAACGAATGAAAACATATTAGAATCATCATGACAATGATGAACATTCACACCCATAATTCAACGTAAAAAGCAAATAAAGATGCCAGTTTCCGATTTAAAGCAAATAAAAGATTGCGTGGAGGCATTGAACCAGCACCATCAAATTCAGATATTAAAAATTATGACGCAACACAACGTCGGCATGACTGAAAACAAGAATGGGTCGTTCGTGAACTTAACAAATGTGGACGACGCAATCATTTCCAAAATAACAGATTATCTGAGCTACGTGAATGAACAAGAGACCCAGTTGAAAGAAGTCGAGAATCAAAAAACGGAATTGACGAAACAATTTTTTAAACCGTAGAGACCAATTCACCGATGATCGAAACGTGTTTGTCATTCAATTCGAACCGCCTGCCGACGACCCGAACCTGAATGACGTCGCCGGGTTTGATGGAGTCCATTGAATTTGACATGAGCCTGTGCTTGGAAACCGCGTCATGCATTTCGCGGGAAATGTAAACCACAATGGGGGACGGATCGCACAGTGCATGGGCTCGAATGCCCGCTTGCGTCACCGTTTTCGCAATGCAAGACAGGACCGTTCCTTCTTTGGGACAACAAATCATGCACTCAATGTTGACCACAAAATGAATGTTTCCCGCCAAGAATGTGCCGATTGAATAGCACTGCAGACTGCATGACTCCGGTTTGACAAACCCGTCCGGAATGCATTTCCCGCCGATTTCTTTTGAAACGACATCTTTCAGATGGTCTTCGAGGCGTTCAAAATTTCTTATGTTGGAAAATGGAACACACATTTTGTGGCGAACATTGGATGTTTGATATAACGCATTGCAGTTCATGCTTGTCGAATGTGCTGTGTTGGCTACATTAAATGTTTTGTGATAATTTTAATTCAATTTTTTGAATTAATGTTAATGTTATTAATGTTGCTTGGTTGCTTGGTCGCTTGGTCATGGTTGCGAAAGTTCTGCAATGACGGAAACCATTGGATCGTTCAGTTCAAAGTGTTGTCCGATCACGCGCACCACAATTTCATCGCCTGCTTTTATTTTGGAAAAGCGCGCAATCGAATAATGATGGTCGCGCGAAACAAACACGGTTACGGGGCTGGGTTCAGGGACAATGTGGGCTTGCAATCCCGCCCGCGTGACGTTTTGCACAACGCACGAAATGAGCATGCCTTCAACCGGGTTGCATGCTTGGTATTCATACATGACTTCAAACGCAACCGCGCCATTGTCGGTCAGGTCTCCAGACGAATGCGCCAGCAGCTGCGTTGAACGGGGGCGCACAAACCCTTCTGCGTTGCATTTGCCCTCGTGTGCATGCGCTAAATGCTTTTCGAGCACGTCTCTCACGTTGCGACCAATCGCGGTCATTGGCAGCACGACCTTCTCGGACACCATGGTTGGGACGTACATGTCCGGGCTGACGTGCGGTTGTTCTGCGCGCTCATTGCGATGCACGCGCGTTTGATTCATGCCGTTGAGAGATGTTTGCATTGGAACGTGTGATGTAATGGAAGTTGTGATGGTTAATATATGCGCATATTATAGTTTTATTTGCTTAAACCCGCAGAATCATTGTTTGGAATGGGTTCAGGCATTTCCCATTCATTTTCGAACCAACGACGCTTTTTTTTCAAGATACACGACCTGCACCGGTGTTAAAAACCAGTGTTTTCCGTCCTTTCGCATCAGGTTGTAGCTGCGCAACAGCAGCTCCGGCAAAACGCAGAATCGGGCGGTGTTTTGGTCCTTCGTGTTTTCCATCGTGTACGTCGGCGCAGCATCGGACTCCAACCCATGCATCACTTGGTTCACAATGGTGAGGCGGCGCTGTTTGGATGAAATTTGGTCGCATCTCGCACCGGTGCCTTTTTCATGCACGTATTTAATTTTAAACACCGCGTAGCTTCCTCCACTTTTTTCCTTAAATTCGGAAATGAACCCAGTGATGTGGGACATACTTGATTCGCGCGGCATCTTGGCGGCAATGTCTTCCGCGTAGTGTCGCCATTCCTCTTTGGAAGCGTGCGGGGCCCACGCAGATTCCGCATTTTTGCGCACAACCCCCTGCCAGCCAGTATCCGTCTGTTTTTTCAGCATCAGAATGCCCTGTTCTCCTGCATACTTGGGGTTTGTCCGTATTTGGTTGTCAAAATACTCGCGCGCAAACCGGTCAAATTCGTCCAAGGCTGGTGCGGTTTGAGCGTACACCATGTTTAAATACTGCAGACCCGTGTCATACGATGACACCAAGAGGTCCTCCACAAAATGCTCCACGACACACCGTTTCAATACAGTCATGTCAATGCCCTGCGTTTCATGCAATTCGCGCATGACGTCCGGACACAGCTCGTTCCAGCCCTTGGTGTTTTTGTCGATTGCTTTTTTTTGTTCGGCGCTGAGTGCGCGGGTTATTTCTTGATACGCGCCCTTCATCTCTTGAATTGCGGCGGGCAGTGCCGCAGCTTCCGCGAGCTGTTTCGGTTTGGCGAACCCGTGCTTTTCCGCCAGCATTTCCAGGGTGCCGTCCGCAAGCGGAAATGAAATGTGGTCTCGCTTGAATTGCAGGGGTGCGCTGCGGTCATGCACGCTGATCTGCGTGTCCGTCAATTCCAACGGTTGAAACAAGTAATATTCGCCCGCGTTAATGAGGCGGCCTGCACGCTCGTATTTATCCACCAAGCGCCCTTCATCCGCGAGCATTTGAGTCAGTGCAACGTCCACTTGTTGGTCGGAGTGGCCGATCAAATGTTTCAACAGCGCGTCTCGTTTGTAAAAATGCCGCTCCTTGAACAACTCTCGGATGCGTTGAATGATTCGGTCGGCGTTCATGACAATGAATGGCTCCGAATACGTGTCTTCAACGACCTTGAGTTTGCTGCCGTCGCCGTCAATGCACTTGAACTCGCACGTCTCCTGATAATCGCACACAAATGAAAATGGGCGGTCCCCCACGGCATAATTGGGCATGACGGTTCCGTCCGCCAGCACTTGGCGCACGACGACATTGCGGCCGCCGTTGTGGCGGCGAATGACCTCCTGGCTGAATTTGGTTTGATCCACGTTCAGCAAACAATCCACCGCGTTTTGCTTTAGGATGCGACTCACGCGCCCGATTTGCACGGCTTTGGACTCGGCCAGACGATACACGTAGAGGTCGGCGGCTTCCACCTCCGGAGTGGCAGGCAGCAATGTTCCGTACAAAAACAGCTGCACATTGCGCTCGACAAACGGGAGGTCGGCATGACTGCAGTTGCGCACGGCTCGTCCAATGATTTGCTCAATGCGGTTCATGTTGTACCACGGCTCCATGATGTGCACTTGGCGCACGTTCTTGAAATCAACGCCTTCGCTGCCGGCCTTGGAAATGATCACCACTTTGATGCGCTGTCCGATTGCATTGTCCGTTGTCAGCGCTTCCAGTTCGGCGCGATTGTCCGGGGACAGGTGCTTGTCTCCAGTAAACATCGCGTATTTTGCGGCGAACCGCTTTTGCTGGTGCTGGATGACGCGCTGCGTCACGGGCGCCTTTTTAAACAGCGAACCCACCTCTTTGTCGAACCGCGTGAACCCCAGTTCTTCCAAAGCCAGCGCAATTGGCACCGCACCGCCGCCAATGTATTCACTGTAAATCAGCACAATTCCGGTGGCTCGTTCAATTTGCGCGCAAATGCTCGCAATTTTGCTGCTGTACTTCCCGATTTCCTCGGGTGAAAAGATTTTCCCGTAATTTGCAAGCGTGTTGGGCTTGTATTCATAGTTGAAAATGCGCCCGCTCTCTTCGGATTCTTCATACTTCATCAGCCGCTTGATGCCGGCGTCTCCGAGCAGTCCTTTGATGTCCGCGAGGAGCGCAACATCCGCGGTTGACACCACGCCGGTTGCATCCGACGCCGGCTTTCGGCGCGCCATGAGCTTGTCAAACTCCACGCTGGGATACACCATGTTGAGCGCTTCAATGGGCTGCTTTAACAAAAACGAGCCGAACGAGGTTGCGTCCTTGTTGGCCATTTCGTGCCTTTTCCGCCCAATGATGTAGTTGTAAACCGTTGCTTGATACGGTCCGATGGGGTTCAAATAGAGGTCCAAGTGCTGCAACGGATCCGGAATGGGGCTGTTATTCAGCTGCAACGAGGGGCGCTGTTCGCGATTCAGCTGCAAAAACGAGTGCTCTTTGGCAAAATCGCTCGGATACATTCGGTATGGGAAAATGTAGGGATTCTCTCCTTTCACAACCGAAACATAGCCGTTGGATTTCATGCGCAGCAGCTCGGCGCCCACGGGGCGTCCGTCCTTCACCAACAAATTGCCGTCCCGGTCAAACACATCGCTGACTGCAATCGTTGACCGACGATCGTTCGCGTTCATCAAATTTAGCAACCAAACGATTTCGCGCGGGTCGTTGTACATCGGCGTGCCCGATAACAGCAGCAGACGCAAATTAGCAGCATACCGCACCAACTTGTACAACTCTTCGGACACACTGGTTCCGGCAGTGGATTCCTTCTCTTTCGCTTCTTCGTCGCTGCGCACGTTGTGAATCTCATCCACGATGAGCAGACGGTCGTTGAATTCGCGTTTGATTGCTTGAATGGCATCCTGCTTCGACATGCCCGCCTTTGTGGTCAGTCGTCGCACCAAATTGGCCAATTCAATGTAGCCCATGAACTCGTAGTTGGCATTGATGAGGCGAGTGATGCGCTGCACAATGCCGGAACGAACCGCTTCTATGTTTCGCTCGGTCAAATCGGTCAGCTCCGCATTTGCCCCCACTTCTTTCAGCAGCTTGTTTCCGGTGCATCCGCGTATGTAAAACCGTCGCAGGTTTCCATCGAATTTCAATTTGGCAAAATCAAACAGTTGTTTGCGAAAGTTGTCCTGCACGTTCACCGATGCGACCACCAGTATTTTTTTTGTTAAACCGATCTGGGTCATGTAGTCGCGCATTTCTTCCGCCACGCTGATGGCCGAACACGTTTTGCCCGTTCCGAGACCATGATACAGCAATAAACTGTTGTACGGTGTCATTATCGAGAGAAAATTCCGAACAAATAGTTGGTGCGGAGCCAGTTCAAATTCGGCTTTGCACAGCTTCACCGCTTCAGTTTCCATTTGACGCTGCGATTCGGGAATTATGACATCGTATTTGGTGTCGTGAAATTCTTTGCGCTCGGCAATGTTGAGAGCGAAATGGGGGTTGTTCAGCGTTGGATACAAAAATGTGAGGGGTTCTTCCGCCTCTGCGAGGTTCCCGGTTTGATTCCACTCCATCGCTTCGATGGACCGCTGCGGGTGTTGTGCCCGTTTTGGCTTTGATTTTTTTGACACTGGATTGGGATTTTCTTCCAGAGGAAGAAGAGGAAGAGGAAGAGGAACCGCAGGAGAAGTCATTGCACTTGCAAAACCCTTTGTTATAATCGTTATAATATAAAACGATTATAAATTGAGCAACTAAACCCCCAGCCAGGGAATCCAATCCCATCCCAATCCCAATCCCAATCCCAAAATCCAATCGCTTTGCTCAATGAGGCACTCGTTTGCATTCCGCCAATGCGTTGTTCAACTTGCACAAAATGTTGATTTTTTCTAAATTATACGGGCGTATCCTCCCCATGCATTCTTCGTATGTGAACCATCCCATTTTGCTGACTTCCGTTTTTTGAAACACGGGCGATGATTCGGACGGCGATTTGTCCGGAAATCGCATGTGCGCAACGTAATACTTGTGTTTATACGTTTTCATGTTTGAACCCATGAATATTTCTTCATAGGGAATCACGTTCTGCACGACCATTAGCCGATTTTCATTGTATCCGGTTTCTTCCGAAAATTCACGAAGGGCACAATCGATGTCTTTTTCTTGATAGTTGCGGCGTCCTTTGGGGAACCCCCACTCCGGTTCGGTCCACTGCGTGTTTGAATTGGCAATCAACGTGTTCAGAGTGTAATGGGTTCCTCCGTTGCGGTTCAACTTTATGCCGGACTTCAAGACATTGAACCGGTCGCAAGACACCGCTTCTTCATTTTGGTATTTGGAATTCAAATAATCCCCCCACACATTTTTCCACAACTCGCTAAATGTTTGGGTTTGCAATCGATGCTTTTCATCCAACGTCATTTCATCAATGAGACGCTGCACATAGGTTTGATTGTAAATCGGATATTTGCCGCGAATGAATTCAACAAATCCGAGCGTGTCTTTCCGCCGGATCATCAAATACTGCACCCCGCCCCCGCTGTCGCCCTCTTTGTAGACAATGATTCCATTGCTGATGATTGGATTTTTGCACGCATGCATCACGTGCCCGTTTTTGCCACAATTATTGCAAAACGTGTTCCTTTTAGAATGCAAATAGTGATGATTGGCATGCAATAATGCCGCTTTTGTGCACGTGGTGTGGGGCGAGCCGTCGGATCCATCCGCGTCTTCAGAACCCTCATCGTCGTCGCCATTTTTCAAAGCATTAAATGAATACATTTTTGACTAATTGGGTGGCGCAACCTCTCTTATGTGTTAAATCACACTTCTTTTTATATTGTTTGATTGTAAAAAATAAGAACAGCATGAAATCGTCCATGATATACAAGGATGGCAATGCAACGACTGCATTGGACGCGTCCGTGTGGGGTCCGCATTATTGGTTCGTCTTGTTCAGCATGGCCGTGACGTATCCCGAGAGACCCAACGACGTCACCATAAAAAAATACTACGATTTCATTCAAAACCTGCCGCTGTTTCTGCCCAATCATCAAATGGGCAACACATTAAGCGAACTGTTGGACAAGTATCCGGTTTCCCCCTATTTGGACAAGCGCGAGTCCTTTATCAAATGGGTGCATTTTTTGCACAACCAAATCAATCTGCGTTTGAATCGGGACGAAGTCTCGTTGCAGGACGCAATCAACGCGTATTATTCCAATTACAAACCCAAAGAGGTGCGGTTGCGCGAAGAAATAAAGTATCGACGCAAACTGATTTATGCTCTGTGTGCGCTTGGCGCCGCAACAACCATGTATTACATGTATTATGCATGAACCCAATGAGTGCGAAAATAAAATAATTACAATGTGTAGTGATACATGGACACAATGCCAATGCCAATGCCAATGTCAATGCCAAAGAACCGTTTCAATCACACCCGTCGTCGCAATAAAAGGGGTGGCATACCCATATTTGCAGGTGCCCAGGGGTGCATTTTTAAACCGTCTCTCAAATGCAAGGACCGGGTTCGCAATTATCATGACGGCAATATTAGCAAACTCGGCGAAAAGACAATGACCGAGGACGAAATGAGAGAATACCAACAAATTCGGCGACACTTGTCCCGCATCAAACATCACGACAAATACTTCAGCATGCAGGCTTCTTTGTGCGAACCGGACGCGCTGGATCGACACGATCTGGAAAATTTTGACAAGGTTTGCATCAACATGAAACGACACAACATCACGGCGGCAAACGTGAATTCCAATTTGAGGAGGTTGCGCATGATAAACATGCCGGATTTGGGGATTGATTTGAAGGAATGGATGGACCGGTCGGTGGTCGATGCAAACCACATTCATCAATTGAACGACCACGTTTCGACCCTGCTGGTGCATGCAGTGGCACCCATGAACCGGTTGGGCGTCATTCACAACGATTTGAAGTCCGACAACGTCATGATAGATGCGATGGGAAATGCGCGCATCATTGACTGGGGGCTGGCCGGCGTCAGCACCGCAACGCAAGTCGTGCCCCCGCACCATTTCATGAACAACCCCGTCACATTCAACCGGCCATTCTCGACCATGGTCATTTCCCCCCAGACGTGCGAATTGTACGCTTCTGCGGTTTTATCCAATGCATCAAACCCAACCATGGTTCAGATCAAACACTTCACGCGAACAGTGTACAAACAATACATTAAAACCTTTGACATCCAGAGTTATGAATACTTTCAATACATATTCATGTGCATTTTCGGATTAAAGGAAAAAGCCGCCTCCGAGCGGCTCATTGATGCAGTCACCAACTACAATGCCGAAATATTGCATCATTTCACCGACCACGTGAATCGGAGTTTTCGATTGAACGAGTACTTTAGCACCGTGTATCGTTTCAACACGGATGTGTGGGGGCTCATGTCGACCTTCTACGACATGTTCACGCTGCCGCGCAAACAGTTCATCATGCCCGATGCAGTGTACGCCGAAATGCTGCACCGATATCGCACGTTGTTCAGCACCGTCATTTTTGCGAACGGGCACAAACGCATTGATGTGTCGCACATTTTGAAAGAGCTGGCCCGCATTAACGCAATGGTCGATGTTCGCTCCCCACAAAAAACGGTTCGATTTCATCGCATGGAAAACTCCCGCTTTCGAAAGTCCATTAAACGGGTTCCAACGCCGTATCCGTATCCACGTTCATACTCACCACAGTTGAAGTTCCCGATGTTCAAAAAATAATAATGACAATATAATAATACACGAATCAATTCAAACAAGGTCATGAAACTGGAACTCTTTGTGTTCGGGATAACCGCATTCCTTGTGTTCAACACGTACTATGATGGCAAATATTTGAAGGTGTTTCATTCGTGGCAGAAGGAGATTAAGATGTCGACCTTTGCATTTGTTGGATTATCTCTCTACATCTTCCTCAAAAAGAATCCGGGACAGTCGCAGTCCATGCTGTCGCATGCGAACGACATCATCCGATACATGCCAATCAGCCGGTCGTCGGCGGACATGCTGTCGCCCTTTCTCGATTTTGCAAACAATAAATCCATGTTTCAAGACGGAGATGGGGCTGCCAGTGGCGGCAGCGGTGGCGAACGAAGAGAGGCGCAAATGGAGGCGCGCATCCGGTCCTCTGGGCGCAACAACGCAACCAAACGCAGCGTCAGCGAAACCAAGAAGAAGTTCGTGGCGGCGCAGCAATCGTGGAAGTGCGGACATTGCGACCGCCAGTTGCCGGCATGGTATGAAGTGGACCACATCGTGCGCCTGGAACACGGCGGCTCCAACAATGTGGACAACCTGGTTGCCCTGTGTCGCGACTGCCACGGCAAAAAAACCGCCATGGAAACATTTTAGCGAATGCACATGATTTCATGATTTCATTTCATTTCATGTATTTTAAATATATGCAATGTATAATAATAGTGGTCGTGTTTTAAAAATAATAAACATAATAGCATTTTTTAGGCAGGACAAATGCAATCACAACCCCAACCCGCGCCCCCTCCGCTGGAACCGTCGTGGAAAAACCCACGATTTTATTTGTGGTTGTTTACATTTGGGGCAATTATTTATAATTCGATTACTTATGCGAATTTTGCCATTGTCGGCAACTTCATTCAATATTTCATATATTATGTGTTGGCCACGCTGTGGTACAAGTACGCATCCATCTGGTCATCTTCGGAGGTGAACAGTGCTGACATTTTGGGTTCACCACAAAGCAAAGTCATCACAGGTTTAAATGCATTGATGACATTGGGGATTATGATTGGAATATGGATTACTAGTGCAAATATGTTTGGCGCAAATGGCATTGATGTTACTGGGCTTCTACTTGCAATTGGGGTTTTCATATCCATATTGATTTTCCTGGTGTTGTATGTCTTCGTAAACTACGAATCTGCCGACCCCAACCAAAAATTCAGCATCTACCGCACCATGATATTTGCGATTATCAACCTTAATTATGCTGCATTGAGCGTGTTGTTTCCGATTCATATGATATACACAAAGGTAGTAGGCACGAATGCAACATATGCGGATGATGTGAAAAATGCGAAGACGCAAGTTGTGAATGACAAAGAAATTCCGTCCCCGCTTGGACAACAAATTGTTTATGGAATCGCATTGTCGATTCTCGCACTGACGCTGGTCTCGTATTGGTGGAAATTCCGGAACACGGTTCAATTGGGGGATCAGACCAATCTTCCGATGAATTTTTTCAAGGCGTTTCCGTTGATTGAGTATGCCAAGTATGTTGCAAACACGGATCTTATCGAATTGGCAAAGAAGGTTTCCATATTCGGACTTTTGGCGTATGTCGTCAGCTTGATATTCGGGGTTTACATTCAAAAGAAACCGCTGACTCCGTGCGCCGACTCTTCCTTTTCATCCTGTTTCAAGACTCCGTTTCCGATTTCGACCGACATTCCTTACATAAACCTGCTGGTTTGGACGCTGGTGTTGTGTTCGGTGGTCAACCTCATCAATTTTGGCATCGACGTGGTCGTCAAACGATTCTTCCCACAAGTGGTTTCAAATGGCATTGGCAGCACCGCGTTGTCCGACTACGCGATGACAATGGTTCGACTGTTGCTGTTTCCATTTTACTGGTTCATAACGCTGGTTGCTCAGTATCCGGTTGCGACCATCGCGGGGTTCATGGTGTTTGCCGTGATTGGATTGATCCTTTACAAGTCCTCATTCGACCTGAACGATTTTGTGCAAGGTCAAAAGGGAACGGTCGCAACATTGTTGACGTTGTTCGTTGTGTCGCTTCTCATATTTGGCGTGTATGCCATGAACTCATCCACCGCGGAACTAACGGAAGGCAGCATGTCGTATGGGAAGTTCATCGGCAAAACCGGACTGGGGATTGCGGTCATGATTTGCTTGATCGGAATCCTCTTGTATTTATTGAACTCGCACAGCAAATTGGTGACGATTGTCAGCATTGTGCAATTCGGCATAAATGCGTTGATATACATAACCGGAATTGCGTTTGTGATTGGATTGGTGCGCACCCTGTTTTCCACTTCCAGGAAAATGGGTGGTTCCATGTTTCAGGTTAGCCGCGACCCGGAATCCAACTGGGTGATCAACGTGCTGAAGCTGTTTGCCAACTTCTTGTTCTACTTGCCGTGTTTGATGCTGGATTTCGTGGAGATGGCGAAAGAGCAGTACAAGCTGACAACCAGCACCAGTTTGCTTCTTCTCGCGGCCCAAGCTGCTTTCATTTTGATTGGACGGTTTCTGCCATCGTTCGTGGCAAGGGCAATCAATCACACCGGCGTGCAAATTTTGTCGGCCCCCATTTCCACGACGACGTCGGTTCCCATAACAACTCACGACGTGCAATTTGTCAGCACGCAAGGCGACATTGTGGTTCCCGTGTCCAATTCGCAAACCAAGGTCAATTTGAAAAATTACAGCTATGGCGTGTCGGCCTGGTTTTACATCCATCCCCAACCGCCGAACACAAATGCAAACTACCATTCGGACAATTACATCAATCTTATGCGATTCGGGGATTTCGGACCGTCGATGCAGTTCAGTCCAAAGACAAACACGATTCAATTCATGTTGTATGAAAAACCGATAGAGCTGAACAAGGCACCAACTCCCACTCCTAGCCCAACTCCCACTCCTAGCCCAACTCCCACAACTCCCCCTCCTAGCCCAACTCCCACAACTCCCCCTCCAACACCAGAGACACTAACGGTGTCAGATGTGCCATTGCAAACGTGGAACAATGTTGTCATCAATTCGGACAAGGGGAAAATCGACATATTCATCAACAACAAACTGATTTACACGGGTGATCACGTGCCGGACGATAAAACAAATGCCAGTGCTGCGATTTTTAATGTGGAATTGGGACAGGCGGACGGTGTTCGCGGAGAAATTTGCAACGTGGTGTTGAACACGGAACCATTTACTAAACCGGAAATCATGTGGTTGTACAACACCAACCGAGCGCTGAACCCGCCGGTGGTGGGCGTCGACATGGATCCGCAGAACCAGGGCGACTCTGCAAGCTACTTGGCAGCTGAAGCGGCGGACAAGAATGCTCCAACGCCCACGCCAATGCCGACAATCAGCACAAGCGGAGCCCAAACATATGGCATCATTGGCGCAATTCTAGGCGCGATTTTTGGTTGGTTGTTCAATGATGAAAACACGGAGCAATCCGTCGGCGGAGTGATGCAATCCACAAAGGGATTTTTAATGGGGGCACTTGTATTCGGTTTGATTGGCGCGGTGTTGGGTGCGCTGTTTAGCACGGATGGAACGGTTGCTTACATTTTGAAAACGGTTGCAAACATTTTTGTTGACACGTTTTAATGTTTGCGAAATGACAACAATAAAAAATATTATGTTTATAATAATATAGCAATATAGACACAATATATCAAACATGAATCTTTTGACAATATTTGTATTTGTCCTCATCATTGTCTTGATTTACATGGTTTATAAATTTATGACAAATTCAACCACATCCGTGTCTGATTTTTCGGATGCATCCAAGTCGGTCAATGTGCCTTCCAGCAAAACGGAAAGCAACAGCACCGGAAACAACAATTACGGATATTCGGTGTGGCTTTACATTGACGCGTGGAAAACGAACGGAACATCCATGTTTAACAAAAACGTCATCACGCGGTGTAATTCTGGCGGGACGCCATTGTTCCAGATGTATTTAGACAACAATCAGAACGACTTGTATGTTGTGTTGAGTGGAAACGACAAAAGTCCGTGCATGATTCGCAATGTGCAGCTTCAAAAATGGATCAACCTCACGATGAGCATTTATGGCAACACGGTGGACCTGTATTTGGATGGCAAGCTGGTGCGAACTTGCGTCATGACCACAATGCCCCCTTCATTGAGTTCAACGGATGACTTGTACATTGGCGGCGGTTATGATGTAAAGTCCTCTCTAATCACTAACCCAAAAGACGGCGATTTGGAAGGCTTCATTTCCAACGTGGTTTACAAGGCGGATTATTTTTCACCGGAAGAGGCGTGGAACGTTTACAGCCAGGGCTACAGCGGGGCTGGCATGTTCAACTTCCTCACTTCATACAAATTGAATTTCAGCATCACAAACAACAATCAAACCGTCGGACAGTTTTCCCTCTAAGTGGTGCATTGCTGCCGTCCGATTCATTTGTTCTGGTTGCAACCAACAAAATTAAATTATTATTATAAGTTAATAAGACATATAATAACATTTTGGATTTAGCACAAATGAACAATTTTGGTCCATACGCGGGTACAGGTTTTGATGCGGATGCAGGCGCAGGGGGCGGGTTTGGAAACCTTGGTGGCGGCATTCCCGGCGCCGTTCCAGCACCGACATTGAATGATTTCAAGGCGGCCGATGTGGTTGACGGGTCCAAGTCTTTTTTGGATTCAAACAGCTATGTTGCGAAGGCCGCGTTCTTGATTTTGGTGGTCATTGTGTTTGTCTACGTGCTGCGACTGTGCATTGGGCTCATTGCGTGGTGGTTTTCCCCGAACGCCAGTCCGTATTTGGTGAATGGCCTCATTGATGGCAATGTCGGAAATTTGGTTATACCGCAAAATCCGAGCGAGTCGAATGCCGTCCCCCTCATTCGCTCCGTAAATGATGACACCGGCATTGGAATCACCTGGTCGGTGTGGTTGTTCATCAAGCAAAACAATTTGCCGAGTTCAACCACGCTGCGACACGTGTTCAACAAGGGAAGCGCAACCCCGAACACGGATGGTACCGGGATAATGTCGCCGAACAACGGGCCCGGATTGTATTTGAATTACGACGACTCCTCCACAAACTCCATGTCGTTGAAGGTTGTCATGAGCACGTTTGACGATGCGAACACCCACATTGATGTGGACAACATTCCCGTAAACAAGTGGGTCAACGTCATCATTCGCGTGGAAAACACCGTGCTGGACGTGTTTATCAACGGTGATTTGGCGCAACGCCTGCCGCTGAATTCGGTCCCTTTTCAGAATTACGGCGACGTGAATGTCGCGATCAACGGCGGCTTCAACGGCAACTTGTCGTCGCTGCGATACTACAACACCGCACTTGGCACGCGCGCGATTCAAAACATTGTCAGCGATGGACCGAATTTGACGGTGCTGGGATCGTCCGGCGGTGCGCCGAGCACCATGGATTATTTGTCCATGCGCTGGTTCTTTTCGCAATGGAACGGCAACTAGAAGAGAGACGTCCGAATAATTGTTATTATTAAATGTGCATCATTTATAGATAATTATAACAATTCATACTATTCAAAGTCCATTTTGCAAATTTAATTGAATTTCTCTCAAAATAATGGAGACAGATTATGATTACGATCACATTGTGGTTGGCGCAGGCCCCACCGGGCTGGCTTTAGCGCAGGTTTTATCGATTTCCTCCCGGGTTTTGTTGGTTGAGAAACGGGACTTCTTGGGAGGCTGTCACGGCGTGACCCGCGTGCATGACGGCATGATGACCGAGCACGGGCCGCGCATTTACATTGACAATTTTCTCATGTTTAAAGAGTTGTTGAACGACATGGGCGTCCAGTTTGACGACATGTTCGTGAAGTACAACTTCAGCACGGTGTCCATGATGTTGGAAGCGGTTCGGGTGCTGTCGTTGAGAGAAATTGCGAGCCTGGGTTGGAGTTTCATGACGCTGAATGATTCTTACAAGGAAACCACGTTGTTGGAATATCTCTCGTCCCATGATTTCTCGAACGCGTCCATCGATATTTTGGACCGCATCGGCCGATTGACGGACGGCGGCAGCGCCGACACTTACACGCTCTTCAGCTTTTTGCAAATCCTGAATCAGAATTTTTTATACGGCATTTATCAGCCGCGTGTGCCGAATGACGTGGGGCTGTTCCGCATGTGGGAAGATGCGCTGGTGAAGCGCGGAGTGGTCATTATGAAAAATTCGACCATTGACCGATTCATCACGGATTCGGATCCAGCAACCGCAAGTGCAAGTGCAAGTGCGAAGGTGTCGGGCATTGCCGTCAGCGACGCTCGTTCAGAATCAAAGCCCATCGTGTGTGGATGCAAAAACATCATTCTGGCGTGCCCGCCGCAAGAGGTGCAGCGCATTTTGAGCGCGCACGAGGAGCTGGGAGCGGCATTTGGCCCCGATTTCGACCGATTTCAGGAAGAAACGCAGTATTTGCCCTACATTTCGGTCATTTTTCACTGGAGGTCGAAACTGGAGGTTCCGAAGATATGGGGATATCCGCGCACGGCATGGGGCGTCGGCAACATTGTGCTGTCGGATTACATGGACTTCAACGACGCGCGGTCCCGGACGGTCATTTCCACGGTGGTAACCATGCCGGACGCGCCGTCGGACAACGTGCGGTTGAACGCGAGTGCCAACGAAATCAGCGACAAGCGCGGCGTTATGAACGAAGTGTTTAGACAGTTGCAGCAGGTTTACCCGGATTTGCCGCAACCGGATTACCAGTTTTTGACACAGAGCGCGTATGACGCGGGGCAGCGGCGGTGGGTGCCGTTCAATCACGCGTTCATGACGACGACGCACGGATACGTGCCGAACCGGTCTGCCTTGTTCGACAATTTGTATAACTGCGGGGTGCAAAACGGGAACAGCAGTTACAGCTTCACGTCCATGGAATCGAGCGTGGCGAATGCTGTGCACCTGGCGACGGAACTGCAGCCGGAATTGGTTCATTTAAATTTAACAAAAGTGAGAGAGGCGACCACGGTGCGGTCAAGCGTTGCTATAATTGCCGCGATTTCCATTGTGTCATGGGTTGCATTAACCCGTTTCAGAAAATCAAAATCGAAATGAAGGAATGTGAATTTTCAATGTCATTTTTAATATCACGTTATGATAATTGTGTATAATTTGTGAGTGATTACAATAGATGAGTATTTACGTCGACAATCATTATGCGGTTAATTCGAATTCCATATTTCTTTCATGGATCACTAGTGGAACTTTCCTCCCAAGTTATAAAGTGGTGTGGGAATGGGGCAGTGGCAACAGTTCTCATAATGTTGACGGTGACATTTATTACACCATAAGTGGTTTGTCTCCCAGCACAACTTATACTTTTTGGGTTGAACTGTATGACGCCGGTGTTTATGTAGGTAGTTCTCCTCATTATGCTAATGTAACTTGGACAGTTGGACCATATCCACCCGACATTGTGTCTGCAACAATTGTGAATGGTGATCAACTTGCACTCACATGGACACCTCCACTATGGAACGGAGACGATTTGAACGGCCCATCCAGCATTGTCAATTACACGCTCGAACAGTCCACCGACAATAGTTCTTGGACAAATATCAGTGGAGCGATACCTCCACAAACAACATCATACCAAGTGAGTAATTTGTCAACCGTAACATATTATTTTAGAATTTCATCAACAAACAATTTCGATTTAACTAGCACACCTGCAAACATTTACACGGTTCCTGCCCCACCGACCAATGTGAATATTAATGCAATTGATTGCAACAGTGTAACCATAGCATGGCAAGAACCACTTAGCATTGGGTCCACAATAACAAATTATGAAATCACTTGTGTACAATTTTCAACTTCAATATTGGTGAGTTCGAATGTATTTACGTATGAATATACTGGATTGTCAACGGAAACAACCTATAGTTTTTATGTAAGAGCACAAAATAGCACTGGATGGAGCAGTGATTCTCCCACAGTCTCTGCAACCACGGATGCGTCTCTTAGCGCACCTATCATCCAAAACATTTCCAGTGCCAATGGTTCAGTCTCTTTCACTGCTAATGTGGTAGATGATAGAGGAGAACCGATAGATTATTACATTGTGAATTATGGAACGGATCAAAACAATTTAAATAACACGGTGTCTCCAAATCCAACATCTAATCCAATAACTGTGTCTGGATTGACGAACGGCACAACTTATTATTTTCAAGTCAGAGCGCATAATAGTTGTGGAATCGGCCAACCATCTACTGTTTTTAGTGCAACCCCGTCAACGGTTCCCGGCGCACCCACTGGATTGACCGCGACGTCCAACGAGAATGCACAGTCAACATTGAGTTGGACTGCGCCAACATCCGACGGAGGTCTCCCAATAACCGGATATTTGATATCTGACGGACCAACAGTGATTTCATTGCTGCCAACCACAACGACATATGTCATGACCGGATTGACAAATGGCACCACTTACAGTTTTCAAGTAATAGCACAAAATGCAAATGGGAACGGTGCGCCCGCATCAGCATCAGCAACCCCGTCGACGGTTCCCGGCGCACCCACTGGATTGACCGCGCAATCATATCAGAACGCGGCGGTTCCATTGAGTTGGACCGCGCCAACATCCGATGGAGGCGCCATGATCACTGATTATGTGGTGCAATACAGACCATCAAATCAATCTGCGTGGAGCGTATTTGCTCATTCGCCGTCAAATGCAACAACCATAACTGTTTCATCACTGACAAACGGCACACTCTATTATTTCAGAGTGGCAGCCGTGAATGCATCTGGCACAAGCCCATATTCGGCAGCTGTTAGTGCAACCCCGTCAACGGTTCCGGATGCGCCCACAAATTTAAAAGCGACCCCTGGAAATGCGCAAGTGCAGCTGTCGTGGTCCTCCGGACCTTCGGACGGAGGGTCTCCAATAACCAATTTCAAGATTGAATACAAATTGAGTTCGAGCCCTGCATGGACTGGCGTGCAATATTCAATGACAACCACCACTGTGTATTTTTTGAAAAACGGTTCAAGTTATGATTTCAGAGTGAGTGCAATCAATGCTTCTGGAACAAGTCTGCCTTCCGACACAGCCACTGCAACCCCGTTTCTCCCGTTCACCACTTCGTGTGGAATAAAGGGGTTTGTGCCCGGTCCGCCGCCGTGGTCTCGAGCGGGTGGGAACAACTGTCCCAACTGCGTCAGCAATTATGGGTATTCCGAATGCAGTGCCGACAATGGGTTGGTCTACAGCACGTATGCATTGGACCAACGGCGCAAGGCAGAGATTTTGAAGTATAGAAGCAACCGCGCGCAGCTGTCGCCGGCTCAACAGTATTCCATGATATCGCGCAATGCGTTCACCCGCAAGAAGTCGTGGGCCACGCAAACGCAAACCTACACGAACCCTAATGTGGACAACCTGCCGGAAATTAAAAATGCAAGTGGTGAAACCGTCGCACTGCAGTGCAACCAGCCGCCGGTGCTTTGTTCCATGACCAGCGACAGCGATGTGCCCGGTCCTGTCATTCAGCTGTGCATTGATGCGAGCGTGCCATTGTACAACTACAAAATGCAAGTGACGCCTGCATCGGGGGGCAATTTCGAACCACTTAATTCATCCAATTGAACCAACTATCCAATAATTATTTTATTTAGAATGTATATAAACACAAAAAACCGACATTTCTTATAATATAAGATGAACCTCTCTCACCTCATGCCGTTTCTTTCGCTGCTGTTGTTGCTTCCTGCCACTTCGGATGCGGCGATCGTGATTCCTAAATCCCATCTGAATCCGAGCGAGTTGTGCCCGCTCACACAAATTGTTGAGCACGAGCTGTGCATGAATGCACACGTGATTGAACACACCGAGCAACCGCACGATGCCAACAACCACAATGCATCCAAGTTGTGCGTTCTGTTGCAGGAGTACAACACCTCGTTTTGTTCCGGTGAAAAGGAGCACTTTGTCACCAAGCCCATCAGCTACGATGTCATGTCGGTACACATTCTAGAGCATGAATTTCATAACAGCACTCAGCATGAGCACATCAAAGACATTCACCAGGTGTGTCCCATTATCAATTTCATTGAACAAGAGCTCTGCACCTCGCGCAACGAGGACCTGCACATTGAGTTTGACCCCAAAGAGCTGTGCCCCTTGTTGAACCTGACTTACACCGAGATTTGCGAATGATGCATTGAAATGATGCATTGAAATGATGCATTGAATTGATTATTTACATACATGAATGTCGATTGCATGTATGTAAGAGATGCGCTTATTTTCTCAAGCGCGGGTTGACGCAAATGGCGTGTGTGGGAAAAATGTCGCCCGACATGCACGTGTCTTCTTCGCCCACTTTGATGCAGCTCCTAAACCCGCGGTCTTCGCCAATGTAGCAGTATCCGGATTTGCCGGTGCGTTGCGTGCGGCTGGTTGCGTCATCGGGTTGCGGCGGCTGCTTATTTGCATGAGACAGCGCACGCTGCAATGCCGCGCTGGAGCTCATTTGAGAATTTTTTTTTCTGGATTGGCCTTGTTGGCCTTGTTGGCTTTGTGGGTCCTGGTCCTGGTCTTGGTCTTGGTCCTGTTTTTGTTCAATGGTTTGTTGCAGCACGTCAATGCCGCTGGTTGCAGCCCCGGCGGCAATGTCGACCGCGGATTTGGTTCCCTGGGCGGAGACATCCACGGTGGTCTGGGCCGTGTCAATGGCGGCATACCCCAAAAAACGAGCAACTGCCTGAAACGGAGCCCCAAAGGTTTCGCTGAACCATCGGGTGATGTCATCTAAATAAGTAAACACGTTGAATCCGATGAGCGCAAGCAAGATGATGATCAATGCGCCGCGCACAAACAATGATGCGGTGGAAGAAGATTCGGTTGATGTTGATGATGCATCGTTGCCATTGCCATTGCCGTCATTGAATGAAAACGACGACATGCCGGAAGGAGCGGATGCGGGGGCGAGTGCAGGAGCTGGATACGACATTGACGGATTGTTGATGCGGATTATTTGTATTCAATTGCTAATATAAATTGTTAATATATTTAAATCAAGAATAAAAATGCAATGGTCAATCCAACGTATGAGACATTCGCTATGTCATGCGAATGATGGTGTTCATTGCATTCAGTTTATCCATTTTCTCAATTGTTTTATCTAAATCGGATTTCGCGCCTCCCACCGAACCTGAGAGATAATCCATTTTGGGCGAAATTTCATTTTTTTTCACTTGTTTGTAAACCGTGTCTATTTTTTTCACCACTGTTTCAATGGTTTCTTTGTTTGACACGATTTCTTGCGTCATGATGACGGGCTCGGTCAGCAAGCAAACGGCAAAGTAAATTAAATACCGCCGCTTCCTTTTCACGCCATCGGTGAAGCGGAGGCAATACAGTTTGAGCAAGCTCTGCATGATTTTGTATGTCAACGGGTCGGGCATTTTTTGCGCTTGTCCCAGGATGAGTTCCCACGCGATCCAGATGGGGTCCATTTGAAATTTGGATTCCACGGGCATGGTGCTGCGACGTTCCCCCACGCACTTCTGTTTTTTCATTTTGCACACGTGTTCAAACTCCATGATCCATTCCAGCCAATACGAGGCCAGCAAACTGTTTTTGGAATCTTTAGAGATGTGAAACGCAAATTCGTTGATTGCAATGAACAACTCTTTGGGATCGCCGGACAAAAACACGTCGGTTGCATACGACACATTCGGCGCTTTCAGTTTATCCGTCATGGCGGTGCTGTCAAAATCGGTTTTCTTGACCTTGATGCCTTCGAGGCTGTATTTTTTTTTGGAGTTGCACAGCACGCACATGATTTCGGCAAAAAGAGAACGAATTTTGGGGTTGTTGCGCATGCGCAGTTCGTTTCCGATGTAGCCGTTTGCAACAATGCCTCTGAATGCTTCGTATCGCATTTCCAAGTATATGCACAGTCTCGGATTTGCTAAATGAATGTGTTTGCTGCTGAATGTCAATATGACGTCCCACAATTCGGGGTAGTGCCCGGCGCACACCATTTCGGCGGTCCAGTAGCAAGCAGGTTCTATTTTCCCATTTTTTAGGCAGTTGAGCAATTCTTTGCGGACGTCGGCTTTCTTGTATTTCGAAAACGTGACTCCTTTGAATTCGCTTTCTCCACGAACGTCGTTGATTTCATTGTCGTTCATTTAATCCACAATATTAAAAAAATAAATAACAATATAACATATATTAACATCAACACATTAACATCCATAAAATAACACATTTTCTTCGCAATGAATGCATTCAACACCTTCTGCAAATCGATTGAACGAAACGTGTGGTTTCGCGTCTTGCTGATCGCAATCACCATGTTGTTGCTCATTTCGGCATACAATAAAATTCAACGGCGCAAACACCCCCGTCCGTATTCGGGTTCGTTCATGGAATCGTTTGTGCAGAGCAGCGGAAGCAGCAGCAAAAGCGGCGTCATTGTGAAAAAGGATGCGGATGCAAAGGACGCGTTTTACGCAGCCGTGTATGATCAACTGTTCAACCAAAAAGTGAACAACTCTTATGAAGTGGGCGCCATCATCAACAAGTACCCCGACATCTCCAACCAAACGATTGCTTTGGATGTGGGGGCGGGAACCGGCGCCTACATGAATGCTTTCATGCAACATGGCATAACGAATATAACCGGAATTGAGTCTTCTGCGGACATGATTGCGCAGGCTAAAAAGGCGTACCCCAGTCTGAACATCGTCAAGGGCGACCCCACGGTGGTGTCATCGTTCAAGCCGGAGAGCTTCACGCTGGTTTCCATGCTGAACTTCGAAGTGTACTACATTCCTAACACGGAGCAGCTGTTCTCCAACATTTATGCTTGGTTGAAACCGGGTGGCTACTTCGCGCTGCATTTGGTGGACCCGCGCCGGTTCAACGCGGCGAGCATGTTGGGCGGCGACAACGCGGTTCCCACGCCCACACCCACGAGCAACAACGCGCGCAGCGTCGCGAAGTTCAACGACTTTGAATACAAGTCGGACGTGCAAATTTTCCCGAACGACGTGGTTCAATACATGGAAATATTCACCGACGACAAGACGGGCAAGGTGCGCAAAAACGTGCGCAACTTCCGAATGCCGTCACCGCAGACGTTCATTGAGCTGGCCGCGGGAGTCGGATTCAACATGCTTGGACAAATTGACCTTGTCAAAGCACAAAAGGAGCACCAATTCTTCTACCTGTTTTACAAACCGGCGAATTGATTTTGTTTTGTTCTATACTGCGCTAAATTCTATGCTGCGCTAAATTCTATGCTGCGCTAAACGCAGTGCACGGAATGTGCTTGTTGCCGGCCAAACACACCACGGGGGCGCTGGGATAAGACCCGTTAAACATCAACTTGCCCTTGCCCTTGCCATTTCCCTTAAATGGTTCCATCATTCGGGTTCCTTGGGCATAAAACGCGCATCCAATGAGTGCCGCCGCAAGGATGAGGACTGCCAGGTGATGATGCTTCATTAGTGTTTGAGAGAATTTATTAATGATTATTAATACATTAATGCAATATATTAATAATGACCCAAGTAGTGCCCCAAGTAGTGCCCCAAGTAGTGCCAGGGTTTTAGGGACGGCACGTCCCTAATTAACGCACGTATTTTCCCGCGCGTGCGAATGAATCCACGATGAAAATGATGAATACGCCTAAAAAACAGTATAACACTAGTTCTTCGGTGACGTGCCCCGTTTTTTCATCATGCTGGTCTTCCAACAGAGAAATAATGCGGTCCAGCTTCTGCATCATCGCGTCCTTGTTCTCGCTGTTATCGCCGACACTGGATGCTTGGAACACGGACGGCAAGTATTGACTTGCTAAAGCCTTGGCTTCTTGAATCGAAAACGGTTCCCTGGCGGGCGCCGGATTCCATTTGGGACTCAAATCATCCGGATTTGCTCCCGCAAACCGGTGTCGATTTGGAACCGAATCGGTTTGAAACTGTTGCTGAATGCTTGTGGTGGGATTAGCATTTGAACCGGATGCCATGGGGACATAATTGTTGCTGTCATCCCCGTCGGAGTCGCTAACCTCGCCATCGTTTTCGTAGCTGTGAATTTTCTGAATGAGTTCTTGCACATATTTGTGTTGCTGTTTTGGTTGTTGCTGCCCTTGGCCTTGGCCCTGCGTTTGGCCTTGGCCTTGCGTTTGGCCCGGCGGTTTTGACCGAAGCGTCCGTTGGTTTGTTCTTAATATTCGTTTTGGTTGATTCTTATCCGATTGCATGGTTGGCGTTGGTGTTGACACAACCTTTTTTTTTACTTGCGGTTCATCGTCGTCGCCATAATTTGAATATTGCAAATATCCAGACATCTCCTAATAAAAAGGTAGATAATATTTTGTTTTTGTTTATCTTATTGCAATTGCAATTGCAATGAAGGCGTGCATTGTTTTGGGGTTTTAGTGTGCTGATTTAAAAATTATAACGTTGTATATTATGTCATCTCTCACATGTTCCTAAACAATCTCATTCAAACATTGAAAGAATTTGCCAACAAGTTCATGAAATTTGATCCTGAATTTCGAGCTGTTGCGGTTGCATTTGTCATTGCGTGCATAATTTGGGCTTCCCCCATTTTCTTTTTGAAAGACGACGTGTGGGGGAAAATCATAATGGTCGCTGGCGTGATTGCAATGACAATGTATCATCGAATTGCAGGACTCATCGCATTAATTGCAATCATTGCCGTGTTGAATCAGACGCCCCCGACAAAAGAAGGCATGACAAATCCGTTTGAGTCTTTAAGTGCAATAACAACACCCACGGCACCTTCCATTTCTTTCACAACCCCGGCTGAGTTTAGGAAAAAGTATTGTGTGAAAGGAATACCGGATGACCCCACGAAATCAGGGAAGATGATAATGAACTACATGCTGAGCCCTGCATTTTTTACTAAAATGGATGCAAGTGGCAACCCCATTATAACCAACGACCAATTGACTGCATTCGGGTCAATCGACCCAACATCTTTTAATAAATGCACTCCTTTGCCATTATCAAATGGAGCGACTGAGTATGAAACAATCCACAACATGTGCGATCCGAAATGCGGATGGACAATGAAGGCGATGCCAGCCACAGCCACATCTGTGTCGCCCAGCACCAATGACAATGACGACAATGCCGACACGGAAGGCTTCACGCCAATGCTGCGCCCCCACATTCGCACGGGTCGCCGCTTGGTAACGAATGGGTTAAACAATTTGAAATCAAGTGTGAACCGGTTGAAACGTCAATTGTTTTAGCATTTTTTATTTTGTAATGGTATGTTAATAATACATAACACCACTTATCACTGCAATTCATGTTGGATTTCATCGCGGGTTGGTTCAACTATGCGGTGTACCGTTTGAACAACAGCTTGTTTTTTGCGGGCATTATCATGCTGACACTCAACATTGGAGCGCGGTACATTGAACTCAAGTTGGACCCGTCCACTGAAAATTTTTTGAAAACGGCCCTGACGAAGGAAGTGCTGGTGTTTTCAGTGGCATGGATGGGCACGCGTGATTTGATACTTTCTCTTGTATTAACTGCCGTGTTCATTGTTTTAGCAGATTACGGACTGAACGCAAACAGCAAGTATTGCATCATGCCCGATAAATATCGCGCAATGTCCAACTCGGTTGCCACGAGCACTGGCGTTTCTAGTAGCACGTCATCGTCGACGGTTACTCAAACCGCCGCAGCAATCGGCGGAATGTCCAAGTCGGGTCATGGCCCCGGCAACGTGGTAACCGACAAGGAAATCAGCGACGCAATGGACGTGCTCGAACGCGCCAAAAAACAGAGAGATGCTATGAAACACAACAATTATTTAACCGCATTCCGGTCTGCAAAGGGATGACGAAATTCAATGCAGTTTGAATTTGCAATATTAAAATATAAATATACTTTAATATTCCATTCCATTGTCTCGCTATAACATGGACGGTTTAAATTTAAATTTGTTCGGAAGTGATGCCAGCGACAGCATACAGTCTTCGCGTTTTGCTGCCAATTTGAAAAAAGAAACGTATGACCCGTTGCTAATAACGTTCAATTCAATTCGGACGGGAAAGAAAAAAAACGTCATGGAGGGACCGAAGGGTCCGAATGGACCCAGAAACAATTCAAATCAACCGGCGAATGCTGCCACAATCGACGTGTTCTCTCAAAATATGGTGTTGGCCAAGTCATTCAACAGTTTGGATGCTGCGCAAAGGCGAACACAGACGGAGTCATCTTGCGACTACGTCGTGTATGTTCCAACGTCTTTTGAAGTGAAAAAGGAAACGATGGCTGCCTTTTATGATTCCAAGATCAAACAATTTTTTGAAAGAAAGACCGAAAACAACAATGCGGCGGCCAATATATTCATGGCCTGGAATATGTTTGAATCCTTTGTGAATTTTTCAAAATTGAATGCGCACAAGCGCCAAATTGCGTTGATTGAAGCGTCATATGATGCTGCTAAAAAAGAGGTGGGTCCGTTGACGAATGGAACCACAGATGTTATTGATTTTATCAATCATACACACAAAATTAGTTTGGAAGAATTGTATGCAATTGTGTATTCGACCCCAACGCCCCCCTCATTGGGATATCTACCATTCGAATCTGTGTTTTTTATGGGTGGGCGATTGGACGATGTCATTCATTCAAAAATTCTTACATATTTTTCTAACTATTTTCAGGCGCTCGTCATGATGCACTACCCTCCGTCAATTCGACATGATCCGACATCCGTTGGACGCATTCCAAAGTATCTTCCCTTGTTGAATTCAAACATTTCAGCAGCCAGTGGTGCAACCCCAGTTCGCTATAAAAATATCTTGGGTATGAGGACGAATTATTATGCGGCTCCATCTCGCAACATTGAAGTCATGTCCGATTTTTTGATTGGTGTCATGACAAACAAGGGATTATCAAACCGGTCCGAATTGCGGTCAGATAAATTGAAAGCAATACGGGATAAAACCTATTTGTGCACATTCAAATCCACAACTGAATACAGCATGAACTATGATACGCTGTTAAAAAGACTCTACTATAAATATCCTTGTTATTTGACGCCTTCTCTCAATGTGTCAAGCGAAGAACTTGAAAAAATGGACAATGTTGTCTACACGCGCATGCTGACCACGGGTGATGATTCCTTCTCTAATTTGCTTTCTGCCGCAGTGGATGAGTGCAAAGAAATAAATGCATGCCATATTATTTGTGCAGTGGCAGTTGCGACGCAAATTTATGTCGTGAACCAGGTGGATGATGCTGCTGGTGCATGGGATGATCCCGTGAATGCACGGATATCATTGACCAGTGGAGCTTTAACAAATGATAATTTCAGGGACGATGTTTTAGATGCTGTGACCAGGTTGGTTATTATTCCTGGCAAAGTTTCACCAAATCAATTAACACCATTGAGTTGTGCGGCATGGGGTGTTGCAAAATCGGTAATTGATGCGGCAGTGCATCAAGCTGCAATTGCTCAACAAAATTCAACAACCCTGCGACAAGACGCAATCAATGCAATGAGTCAGGTGATAAACCAACAATCCAATTTTGCATCATACATGTATGACAATGGCACATTGTTGTCTGCAATGAAATACAGCGACCAGGCGCCCGCTTATCAAAGAGGCACCGTTTATCCCAAACATGCAGACTACTTGAAAACCTTTTATGCAGCAAAGGATGACGCCGCTAAATCGTTTCAACAGAAAGAGCAGGAAGAATTCAATAAAATAAGTGATGAAATGCTGTATGTCATACACGGGCCGTTGTATTTTGATTACGAGTGGATTTTCCGTCAAGACCCCAGCTTGATAAAGCACATTCTCGGAGAGGAATTGCCTGATGAAAATGTGTCCGCGGCCACCAAAGAGCAAAGTCAGTGGATTCGGAGAGTGGACCCATTGACCGAAAATGCGCACTACATCAACCGCAATCCAACGCCCTCAAATTACCCCAAAATGCGGTTTGACAATCCAACCATTCCGATTCCCAGAAACATTGAACCAACCAGAGGCTATTACACAGATAGAGCATATACGCAAACATGGAAAGAATTGTATGTGTCGCCCGAACAAGCAAGAGATGAAAAAGCCAGTGTGCGGGACAATGTTGACAAGGCACAGAAAATGACGGCAGCAATAAATGACATTGACATTCCCGAATTTGCAACTTGGCACACGCAGACTGATGCTGCAAACACCGTTCTTACCCCACAGGAGGTTGTTTCAAAATACGATTGGACGACCCCGGGGTATTACCGATACGAATTGACAATTACATCTCCAAATCGAAGTGATGCAAGTCAACAACTGACCAATCGATTTGTGCAATTATTGCGTCCCGTCGAAACGGGAACCGTTCAGGATTACACCGAACCAAATTTGCCCACGGCACATCCTCCACCTCTCATGTTCATCACTCCACCCATGCGCGGACCGACCAATTCGTTCATGATTCACACCTGGATTCCGGACTTGAGCTCTGTGATCAGTCCGTCGTATCGTGCGTTCATGACAGTTGACTCCAATGGAAAAAGAACACTGAACCGCGGCGCATACATGGACTATTTGTATAAAATGATGCAACTGATTTTTAAAACGGTCATACTGAATGCAAAAAATGCGGGCATTGGTTCGTCGCCCTCTGCCTCCTCTGCCGAAACCAAGCGAATTTGTGTTAAAATCATGGCAATTGGATACGGCAGCGACGAGAGAAACTTGAAAATGGTCAGCGATGAGGATAAAAGGTTTATAGGCGATTCATTTTTTTATGCAGTAAGAGACTACAGCATGTTTTATGAAGCGAACAACGTCAACGTCATTGTGTATTACAATGAAGCAACCCAACAGGATGTCCGACAACGGTACAATGAATACACCGGTCAGCGCGAAGCTGTGTTATTGCGAATGGGGTCATCCACGAGTCAGGCGACCACGGTTGATGCCAATTTGAAACTGAAGATTCTGCCGGTCGAGGATTTCTTCACGCTCAAATTTCCGATTGGCAAGTTGCAGTTGCAAGAGAAAGACCTGTTGTATTTTGTGAATTACTGCAGCACTCCGCGCTCCTTCATTGGAAATTGCGGCGAATGGCCGGAAAATATTGAAGACGTTGTAAATGATGCAATTCTCGGGCATACTACGGCGGGGCCTCAAAAATTGTTGGAATCTCTCACAAATGCAAAGACACACATTGATGAATTGCATGATAACAGGTACATCTTGTATAAAATGTTGCAGATTGGTATAAATTTGGTAGATTGGAACGAGGATGCAACCAGACCAAAACAACTTGTTTCTGAACAAGAGAAAATAAGAGATACGTACACAAAGTATAATAGAGATGCCGACGTGGTTAATGCAAGCACTACTCATAACAACCCGACGAACGTAAATGTTAGTTGGTGGAAAGGACATAATGATGAGATGGATAATGCACTCCCGCGAAATGCATACATGAGTTCGTTCGATGAACATGTGCTGATGTTGAAGAATTTATTGACACCATTTATGCCAACACAGGGCCAGTTTATTCCCATACGTGTTCAGCGCAATGCAACCGACAACTGCGGGCCATACACGACGGATGCGACCCAAACTGCAGCGACATTTGAAAACACGGTGTATGCTCATGTGCAGGCCAAGAAAATCCTGACAATGCTGTCAAAAATCAAGCCGGACAACATTCAGATAAGCGATGCTGACATCACTCTGATAAAAACTGCGCTTGCCGAACTGACCGCAAACATGACATGGTCAATGGATGCCAAATTTACGACGGGTGCATGCGAAGGCGCATTCATGCCGAATTCAAGCGTGCTGCACAATCCATTCATATGCAAACAGTTGTTGGACATCAACAAATGGCAATACATTGATTTTGATGACATTGCGTCGCGTGAAATAACCGGCACATACCCATTATTGGATCGGTTGAAAAAATTCGTAGACGCCAAAATTCAACAATCGTCTGGCGTGAGTCAATCGAATGCAAATGAAACTGCCGTCAATTCCGGCATTCTCGTGGTTTCAAAACAACCGTCGGTTGGGTTATTGACAAAAAACGTGAAGACCATATTTGAAAATTTGTTTCAAAAAAATGCGCCGCTGAAGATGGATGGCAAGGAAATGGTGTTGAACAATTATGCATGGCCGGAAGAACGCCTCTACTGCAAAATGCGCAACGACACAAAATTGGCTTCATTCAAGAGTGGCGGCGGTCGTCAAACCGCCATTGATTTTGCCGAACTACGGGGACTGCGCTCATCATCCGCAAAGAAGTGCATCGAGTTTCCACTGTTTGTCGTTCAACTGACACTGACATTGTTTGAAGGCAAGTTGTCGGACATGACGTTTTTGGATCAGGCAAGCCTGTCGTGCGCATCGGATGAAACCATGTTTGATTCCAATGTGAAAATCGTGTGGGAACAAATGATGAAAAATTTAAAAGCAAAAGAGCAAAATTTCACGATTGCAAACATTTTCAAGCGCATTGGATTGAACTCCGTGGATGTGGAATATGATTACACCGCTTACTTTGATGGAGACGATATACCTCCTGCCCCGCCGATTCACACAGCAACCATGCTGATCAATTGCACGAATGCTGCTACAAATCCTCTCCTTAGAACCACGAATTCCGAAAAGTTGAAGGCAATCAATGAGGAAGTGTCGGACACTGCATTGACGGAAAATGCGAAGTTTTATAACACGCCGGAATTTGTTCCGCAAAATTTGCCAACCCAAAATGGTCCATACAATTCCAT